CAGAGCATGAATGGTTTGCACAATGCATGAGCTGTGGCACATTTGGCATCAAGATCGTTGATGATGCAAGGATTGAGGAGCTAAGCCAATGAAGCACATTTATAGCTTTAGCGGATTTGGTGGATTTATGAATTGCAGCGATTGCGATGATGACACGATGGTTAATGAATACGATCGTGATGATGGCTTGGTTGTCTGGTTTTGCAAGCCATGTGAGGATAGGTTGCACTTATGAAGTTGCTTGACCTGCTCTCTTAGCTTACGCCATCCAGCTGATGATCCATTGCGCCACGCTCTGCTCATCAATGCCAACCATGCTTACGCCAATGTGCCAATGCACCATTGCAAATCTTGCCTTGATAACGATGATCAATGTAACGCAATGTCCAATCAATCATGCGATAACCATCAAGATTTTGGTACTTGGTATTTCGCATCTGGCCAAGCCCAAAGTGTTTGCCGTTAGGATTGATTGCACCTACACGCCAATTACTTTCCTTGGTAATCAATGTGTTAAAGCATTGAAACTCTTTGTAATTAACAATCCTTGAATGTGCATACAGCTTTAACGAATCAATTGATGTTGTTACTTCTCTTGCAGCTGTTGCCGGTGTTGTGCCAACAATACATAGACCGGCCAATAGCACCATACATCGCGCCCGAGCTACCCGGTGAACCGGCTCGTCTGCGAGTCTGGAGCGTACCAACGCTGTCAAATACCGAGCGTAATCTTGAGCGATTCCAACAGGTTTCACACACCTGTGGATAAAGGCTGTGGATAACTTACTCATTGACTCAACTCTACAATCCGAGCATCATCAACGATCTTGATGCCAAATGTGCCGCAACTCATGCATTGTGCAAACCATTCATGCTCTGTCAATTCTGCACCTTTCTTAAGGCCATGGCGTTGCTTTGACTTACCAAACATCTTGGAACAGATTGAGCAATCAAATAACAGAATGTGCATAATTGCTCCTTTGTAATGTCTCAATGGGTTGCAGATTGATTTGTGGCACGCTCCAATTATCTTGTGATGCATTGCGATAACGCGGCTTCTTGGCTATTACAACAGGCATCCAGCCAACAATTTGCATCTTTGGTGAGCTGCCTGTAACCAACACGGCAATGTCTCTATCATGGCGATCTGATTCCTGAATCCACAAATTGCTTGCTGGATTGGCTGACCATTTAACCTCAATGTGATCGCCCACATCTGCCTTGCTCTTATCCCATGTGATGCCGGGTGTGTAGTCATAACCCAAGTGTTTGGCAACGACATACTCGGCAGCCATTGATTCGGCCATTTGTGCCACATAAGCAAACCATGAAATGTCTTTGACAATGCGTGTGCTGTGATCAGCTGATCGATCATGGCAATGCTGTATAGCTGCAATCATGCATTGCACCTCCTCAATGCGATCTATCATCGGCAATCACCACAAAACCAAATAATGTTTTCTTGTTTGTCATAGCCTTTTTGGTAGCCAAAGTGATCTAATCGCCTGAGCTGTGAGCATTTGTCACATTGCTCAATTTTGTATTCCTCAACAACCTCGCCATTGCACATCAATCTGGCCATCATCTTTTGAGGAAAAATAATCTCCATGTAATCGCTCATAATTGCGGTTCCCAATTGCCTGTGCTGCGTAATACATACCAACGCGGCGTGCATTGCTTTTCTTTAATTTTCTCGCTGCAAAAGTAGCCGCCCCATGATTTGGCTGCATCTGGCTTGCTTTGATTCCATCGCATTGATCCGTGTGAGCAAGATGGCACGGCATTTGGCACCCATGCATCCTCGGATGATCCAAATGATGGTGTGCCAGCTTCCTCAGCTTCGGTAGCTGTTTGATAACTCGGCACATCGCCATGTTTGGTTGTCCAATAGTCATAATCAGTTGCCGGTTTTTCGCTTTTGACCAATGACATAACCTCTTTGGTGGCCTTTTCCGTGCCTCCTAAAACCAAGGCCATGACACGCATCAAAGCCGATGTGCATGTGTCCTCAATCATCCAACGCCTCATTTTGTCAGAATAGGCTGCAAGATAGCCGTGAGCATGATCTATCCCAGCTGGATCAATCTCGGTTTGATTGCGCCATGCTTTTGCCTGCACCAACACATAACCTTTTTCAGCATTAAATTCAATGATGTGAGTTTCCAACCTACCTTGCGGAAATGTTGCAAGCCATCGATCGGTGCGCTCTTTGTTGCCTTCGTAATTGTCCATGAATGTGGCCATCACCAGACCTTCCGATCAGCTGATACCGCGTGGCGTGCCACAGCTCGGCCGCGTGTGTAACCTTGTCGCTCGCCTTCTTTAAATCCGACAGAATAGGCCATAACAGCCCATAAGGCTCCAGCGATGATCATTGCGATCACAATTGATGCTTCATTCATTTTGTTGCTCCCGATTCTGGGAACAGCTGATCTGCTCCCAAATAAAGAGTGACAGGCACAGCCGACAAAATCAAGAATCACGCCTAAAATGCGGCGTGTCTTTACTTTGTCTCAATGAGATGTGTGTATAGATAATCCAATCGGGCTTCGATCCGCGAAATTTGATCCTTCATACTCGATCCCGAATTGGGTGAAAGTTCGCTCATTACCGATTTGATAATAATCCGCATTGACGAATAGACAGCTGCCAGTATTGCAATGACAAAACCACCAACAGCCGTCCATTCGCCCGGACTCACTTCTTTATGCCAAAGCTTACATCGTTGGGATTTGCCCATCGAGCTAGTACCGGCACAATGCCAGCGATTAAGCCCATTGCCAAATCTTTGGGATTTGTATTCCCAGTCATGTAGACAGCTAAACAACCTGCCATTGCACTTCTTGCCCATGATGCGGCAGCTGCTTTTAATTGTTTCATTATTTTTCTCCTTTTGGTCGATCCGGCAAATCACCGGAAAACGCGCCATAAGTTGGTCGGCCGTAGCCGACAACAAATGACCTTGCTCCCAAAGTTCTAGATTTCACCATTACTTCGCCGCCATTGCGCTGATCTTCCGAACCTGATGTGTTGCCTTCAATGGTCACAATTTGCTTCTCAGATGCTCGGATGACCAAACCAATGTGATTGATCGTTATTTTGTCATCGATTACAAAATCAAAAAACACAAAATCACCAATCTTTGGTGTGCTGTGCCATCGATTCATTTTCTTAAAAGCATCAGCTCCGGCGCGGGTACTGACAACATTTGGCACATCCACGCCGGCTTGATCTGCACACCAATTTAAAAACGACCCACACCATGGCAGCTTGTCGGCCTTCATGTGTTTGCCATACTTTGTCTCATTGTTGCCTGTTTCAGCCGTGCCGACCTCGGCCAGCGCAACCTGAATCAAACGCGGCAATGTGCCTTGTGGAAATGTCATGCCAGTAATGCAGCCATTTCATCGGCAGATAGTCCGAGCTTGTCGAGTACAGCTTGTTTAGCTGCATCTTTAGCAGCTTGCTCGGCATCTTTAGCAGCTTGCTCGGCTAAGTGCTGAGTTTTTGCCGCTTCGCGTGCCTTAATTTCATCATTTGTCAAAGGTACTTCTGTATAAGTATCTGTCAAAATATCGTGAATCACTTTAATCATCACACCACACTCCCATACACAATAATTGATCCGGCATCAAAAGTGCCAAAATTGGCACCTAGTTGAACGCTTGCAATGACATTTGTGTCATCATAAACAAATCCATTCCAACGATGAAACGAATTAGCTGCTGAATCATTTGCTCCAACAACATAATGACCAACCTTTAAATTTGCAGAATTACCACCTTGCAAAAATAAATAACCACTTAATGTATTTGTTGCTTGTGATGCCCCAGCAAAGTCAAAACTATTTCCGGCTGCTGGTGCGCTTGCGGCTGGAAAATTGGTGGAAAATGCTGCGGCACCATTAAATGTTTCGCCCATGCGAACATACTTTGAACCAGTCGTCACGCTGTTAAATTGTAAAAAATAAGAATCAGCGTTTGAATTTGATGAAATTGCACTAAATCGGATTAAAAATTGATTATATCCTGACAAACCAGTAACAGAAACAGTTGAACCCGATGTTGTTGCCGTTGTTGAATTACCACTTAATGAACCAATAAAAGAAGGAGCGGTTATATTTCCAGTTGTATCTATAGTAAATCTTACAGCTGCCCCAGTAACATCATATATGAAATATTTATCATTTACGTTTAATCCAGAAGATGCATTACCAACACCAACACTATAAGTTCTGCCAGTACCAGCAAATCCAATCTGAGTATAATTTGTTATGGTTGTATTAGATACACTTATAGCAGGATTGTAACCACCACCTGATGTTAATACTACATTTAATGGCGCAGATGGACTTGTAGTACCTATACCAACACTACCTCCACTTGTAATACGCATTCTTTCGCCTATAGCACCGAAAGAAGTATAGAATCTTAAATTAGATACATTTACACCAACACCTTCCCAATCTGAATCTATACCCGCCCATTCAGCAGCATAAGTGGCATTATTTGTACCAAATTTTAAAGAACCATAAGTACCTGCATTTACTGTTCTAATAGAAATTCCATTGCCTGCACCAATAGTTAATCTTTCATCAGGGGATGTAGTACCTATACCAACATTACCTCCACTTGTAATACGCATTCTTTCGGTATTGCTAGTACCAAATGTTAAAGGGTGAGCAGAAAAAGTAAATAATGCAGCTAGTAAAGAAGCTTCGTTGATAGCAAAGAATGATTTAACTGTTGCAGTGTTATTATGGAAAAAGCTATAATCACTTCCACCATAAAGTTCTAAATGCTTACCTGCTAAAGAATATGTTGTTGGCGAACTTGTTCCTATACCTACATTGCCCCCACTTGTAATAGTCATTCTAACCAATTGGTTAGTTCCTAGTTGTAATGGTGTAGCGTTGTTTGAATATAATACTGTTGCATAGGCTGAACTCCCACCTAATATTGCACCACCTGCTGCTTTTTCAATACCAAATATTGCTGCTGCACCATCATTTGCAATGTATGAATATCTTGCTCCTGTCCCTGTTCCTGTTGCTAATAAGAAAGCATTATCACCACTTCCACTAATTGATGATGCAACACTACTAGAGAATGTAGCTGCTCCTCCTGTTGTTATTGAAAGTAAAGGACTTCCACCACCACTTGTTAAAACAAAGTTTCCTGTGCTTAAATTATCTCTACCAAAATCAAAGTAGTTTGTTCCACCTTGGTCAGAACTTCTTATATTACCTTTACCTTGACCTACGGCATCATTACCACCTTGCGCCCATATTAAAGTATTAGTACCACTATTTGTAACTCTTAAAGTAGAGTCAAACCTTCCTGTACCACTCACATCAAGTTTATATGTATCATTAGTGTTTCCTATTGATACATTCCCCCCACTTGTGATGCGGAGGCGTTCAGAAGAAGAAGAAGTAGTCCTAAATATTAAACTTCCCGTAGATAGGTTTTCAATAAATGTTTCTGTTGCCTCTCCAATTAATCTTAATGATGGAGTAGAAGATGTACCAAAATACATTATACCACCATTTGTTCCTCTTAAATCTAATGTAGTGTAATTATTAACTGCCGTTGGCGATGTAGTACCTATACCTACGTTACCACTTGTATTAATGAAAAATGGAGTAGTTGATGCCGTAGCGTTAAAAATACTAAAATGGTTATCCGTTCTTGTATTTACTAACCAAGATTGTGCTGAGTTATTAAGTGCAATTTGAGCTGCTCCTGTACTTGCGTTTACTATTCTTAAACCTTCAAATCCACCTGCCGAATTACCATTTGCAATAAATTGCGTTGCCGTTACACTACTACTAAATGTTGCTGCTCCTGCTTGTGTTATATTAAATCTATTTGCACCACTATTACCATTTGCTCTAAATATATCACCCGTTCCGTCTTGTTGAATAGTTAATCCTGTATTAGTTCCACTTGCATTATAAACAAATAATTTATCAGTTTGCGGTGCAAATCCAATAGACATCGTTGTAGCTTGTACACTACTTGAGAATGTTGCTGCTCCTGTGGTAGATATACTTGCGACTTCAACAGGTGTAGCACTTGCTCCATTGTTACTTGTTCTAAATGAAAATCCATGATAAGCATTAAATCTCATCTTATCACCAAACGGATGATTTATTGCACCAAAAGTATCAGCAGTTGCAGCATTTGCTAAATTAACATAAGGGTTATCCGCAGTTGTATAACCTCCACTTGCTCCTGTTATTATAATACCATTTTGTAATCTTCCTATACCACTTACATCCAACTTATACGATGGCGATGAAGTACCTATCCCTACGTTACCGCTTGAATTAATAACCATAAATGGACTTGCTCCACTCAAATACATTCCTAAGAATGAAGTTGAAGGGTCTTTATATACTTGCCAATTTGCACCGCTACCCGTTCCAATAATAACTCCACCGCTATTAGTTGTAATAGCACCACCTGTTGTTACCGATGAACTAAATGTTGCTGCTCCTGTGGATGCCGTAAATGTTATTGGATATGTACCATTACCAAATAATCTAACATTGCCACTTGCTCCATATTGTAATTCTACTGTTGCACTTGTTCTATTTATTTGAGCAGCACTTATTGTAATATAACCATCAGTTAATGTTGCACCTTGAACTGTTCCACTAAACGTAGCACTTGTTCCACTCAAAGCACCTGTAAGAGTTCCCCCTGTTAATGGTAGGTAACCACTTAATGCACTTCCATAATCAGGAATATTTAAAGTGTTTGAACTAAAAGTCGCAGCACCACTTGTTCCTGTGGTTGTTAAAGTTATTGTTCCCTGCTTGGAATTAAATGTACTCCAATCAGCACTTGACAATGCACCTCTATTCGCTGCACTTGCCGTTGGTACGTTCAAAGTTATTACGGGTGTTGTTGTTCCGTTTGCAACACTTGAACTTAAATCAGTTCCCGTTGTGCCTAAAGTTAACGCAGCAACGGATGTTACTGTTCCAACCGCACTATCGGAACTTGATATTGTAAAATTCGGATATGTGCCGCTTATTGTTGTTGTTCCTGCTCCCGTTAATGCAACAACTTGGTCGGGTGCTGAATTGGTTATTGTTAGTGTTCCACTTGTAGTTATTGGACTGCCCGATATTGTTATCCCCGTTCCTGCCGTTGCTGCAACACTTGTAACTGTTCCTACATTTGTAGTATATCCACTTGGGTTAGATGCTAAGTAATAAACCGAACTATCTACGCTACCATCCGCCTTTAAAAACTGAGATGATGTGCCACCCGACTTGATTAACGATACAGCCGTAAACCCACCTGTATTTGACATGGTAGCAACTACCGCAGATGTGTTCATCCAATATTGCAATGGTCCTGAATTTGTATGCTTTGCAACTAATGCCGGTTCACCTGGCGATGATGAATCAAACTGTGCTGCTGAACCTCCTGAAGATTGACCATAAAATGCTAATCCACCTGATGCTGAATTATTAGATGCTATTGTATTTCCAACGGTGGAATTTGCAGTAATACCATTGTTAAATGTCTTTGCTCCTGCAATCGTTTGCGTTCCCGTTGTTATTAATCCTCTTGCCGTTGCACTTGCATCGGGGATGTTTAGTGTAATCGTTCCCGATGTAGTTATTGTACCATTGGTAACATTTACATCCGTTCCCGTTGTTCCCGTTGCTAATGTTATTGATGTAACCGTTCCTACATTATATGTCCTATCTGCACTTAAATCAAAAGCAGTACCATTGATGGTTATTGACCTCGTTGATGGTACACCACCTAAACCCGTAAGCGTGTAGGTAGGCACGTTTAAAACACCTGTGGTGTTGTTGTAAGTTGATGCACCACTTCCTCCCGTAACTGTTAAACTTATTGCTGCCCTCGCTAATGCATCTGTGTATTGTGTGATAGTTGATGCAACTGTAAACGATGGGTATGTACCCGATACGCTAATCCCACTCCCTGCCGTTATGCTTACTGTTTGATCGGGTGCAGAGTTTGTAATAACACCCGTTGTGTTGTTATAACTTATTCCCGTACTTCCGCTAAGTGCAGTAAGTGCAATAAATGCACTTGGGTTTGATGCAAGATAGTAAGTTGAGTTATCGTAACTTATTGTAGTTCCGCTAATCTTTACAAATCCTGTGCCACTTAATGCCGTTTGTTTACTATTAAATGTTGACCAATCGGTGCTGCTTAATGCACCCGTAGTGCTACCACTCGCAAGAGCAAGTGATAATGCTTGGGTGCTTAAAGTCAAACCATTTGCAGTACCTAAAGTAACCGCATTGTGCCTCGCTGCCGTATTCGCTGCCACATCACTATTGGCACTAACTCTGCCTTCGGTATAGTAAAGATTAGTAACCTCTGTAACTTGACTTGTTGAGTAATCACCACCCGTTGCAACAACTGCACCCGTTCTCCCGAATACTGATGTAACCGCATCGGTGTTTATATCGGTCCAAGATGCCGTAACTGTTCCTCCATCTTGTTGATTAAGTGTTAAGGTCTTGGTAGTTGTTCCCGTAACCGCAGCACTATTTATCTTGTCATTATAGGCAGCATCCCATGTTGCTTGTGATGCCGTTGTTGGTATAGAATAACCACTCGCCAAAGCAAGTGCCAAAGTACCTGCCGAGGTGATAGGATTGCCCGAAATAGTCAACCCAGTCGGCACAGTCATATTGACCGAGGTAACTGTTCCAAGTGTTGAATCAGCACTTGATATCGTAAAGTTTGGATATGTTCCTGTAATCGTTGTAGTACCACCTTGAGTTAAACTCACCACTTGATCGGGTGAGGTATTTACTACATTAATATTTCCGCTTGTTGTGATAGGTCCACCGCTTACAGAGATGCCTGTTCCTGCCGTTATATTAACGGAGGTCACTGTTCCATCAAACTGGTCATTGGTAGTGATGGTAAAGTTAGGATAAGTGCCAGTGATTACCGCAGTTCCAGCACCAGTAAGACCAACAACTTGGTCAGGGGCGGTGTTAGTTATGGTCAAAGTTCCTGCTCCCGTAATCGGTCCACCCGTTACGCTTATGCCCGTGCTACCACTTGCATTGACCGAGTACACTGTTCCTGCCCCTGCATTCACCCAAACAGTGTCATAATTAGTATTGGATAACTTGCTTAATACTTGACCCGTTACCCCACCTGCTGCCACACCTGCCCCAGCAGGACCTTGAGGACCAGTTCCAGCAGATGCAGCAACTTCAATAATTTGGTCGGTAACGGAAACCA